CAGCGACACTGATCTGACTGTCGCCACGCGTTATAAAGCCTCCTCTAACACGAACAAGGCACAGTCGATATTCCGAGCAGATGGCGCGGGGGGGGAGTTATCTTATCACCCCCGTTGGTCTGATGGTACGGCCTACTGGACCGCGGGCAGCAACGTCGCAACGGTGCGCAGCTCGTGGGCAGGTGAGAACGACACCATCAACGGCGATCGAGTTGTTTTATCGCGAGACACTGTTTTGACGGCTCGTAAGAACGGAGTGCAGATGGATGTGTCTGATTCCGCTGACTCCCTCAGTCTGGCGGGAGAAACGCTAATCATCGGTTCGTTCTCCGAAGGGCAACGATTTTTTGACGGCACAATACAATCTTTTGCCCTCTGGACCCGCTCGCTATCTGCTCCCGAAATCAGCACAGTCGAAGGAGTCTTAGCATGAAACATTGCCTAATTCTGTGCCCATTTAACGCCATCAGTGCCGCCAACTATGCGGCAAGTAATGTCTCAGAAAGCCCCAAACCGGGCATCACTTTTAACGCTGAAAACTATATGCTTAAGGGCGGCATCAGTTATGCTGTTGCAGGTGTGTACGTCACTGACACTCAGTTGTTAGAAGTGGCGCAGTTGGCCACGGCTTTGAATGGATTTTATTACCCACTCATGCAACAGCCTTCGGAAGTATGAAATATATGATGAAAAATAACCTTAATAATTTTAATCCCTCTGGAGAATATTATGATAAAAGAGATCACAGAATTTGCTCAACTTTTGCCTCAAAATATCGTGGGATATGTGGTCGTGGTGGTGATCATGGCTTATATCGGTCGGAAAATCTATTTAGAGATTTCAAAAGATAAAGACGGGCTTTTGAGTCGATACGAAGCCCGTTTGGCTCATGTAGAAGCAAAGATAGATTCGATGCATGAAGCCCACCTGATCGACTCAAAAGCTCTTACGGTAGCACAGGTGGAGCTCGCGACTATCAGAGGTGAGCTGCAGAATGCAAAAGAAAATGAAGATCGGTGCGATGCCAGAATGGTTCAGTTGGAACAGAAATATGAGAAAAGGATTCAACAGCTCGAAGAAGAGATTGTCATTCTTCGGGTTCGTCTTAGTGATGATGCAGAAACAGGTTTTGATGATGTAATTTAATGAAATCTGAACATAAGAAAAGCCCTTAACTATATGAAAGTTAAGGGCTTTTTCGTGTTAAGAATCATTCCATTTCTTTGTGAGTTCTTTGTGAGAGTCGATACACAAATCGCCTCCATAAAACTTAATCTGCCGCGCCAAAACTTTGTTTTTATTCTCACTTTCGTGGAATAGTGTGACGAGAATTTCGTAAAAATCTTGTGTCGATATTCTTGATTTTTTTGTCATAATATTTCTCTGATTAAGGGAATTCATAGGTCACGACATAAAGGCCCGAGGGGCATTTTATAACGTCCGCTGGAACTTCCCACTGCGTCTTGCTTTTGTACGCCTTTAGTCGGGTAGTTTGAACATCTAGGGCGCTCTCTACGGTGTCGTATAATCCAAGACATTCGTGTGGATCATCTTCGCCTTTTTTTTACCAAAACTTTTCATTTTTAATCCAAAATAAGCGATCCATGTTCTTCTGCCGCCGATAATGGGACCCGGTGAGACGCCTTTAGGGGCCCTAATTCGGCTAGGGGGCACCCAGGTCGCTTCTGAATCAAATTTGCTGTATTTTTGCTTCTCAGAAAAAGGCATATCGGGGACGGAATTGCGCCATGCAGCAGATCTTTTTGATTTTTTTACCATAATACATTTTCTCCATATATTTGTAATATTAACTAAGGTTCTTTTTTAGGAACGCCAATTTATAACGGTTTTTATAGAAATCCTTCCAGAAAATATTTCGCATAAATTCTAGAAACGATAGACCTAATTTCGGAGTTTCTAGCCATAAGGTATATGCAATTTCCTTAAGTTCTTCTGGGGTCATGCTTATCATTTCAGGGTTTTTTCGGGTTAGGAAAGAATGAGTTCTAGCCATCCCGGTGATCAGATCGTGCTCAGCGATTTTATCCATTTAGAAATCCTTTAGATTAAGTTTTAGTTTAGATTATCTGTTTAGCTTGCGCTGGCAAGGATTCTTGTTCATCACGTCATGAAATTCATCATGACTAATATTCGTACCATGCCGCCGCACTCTTGTCATGAGCATTTGCAAGGTTTTGAGAGAGATGTAATAGCGCGCTGTGTTTAGATGTCTCCATCTTTGAGGGTCTTCATTCTTGCACTCTCCTAAATAAAGAATGTCTAGTTTGTGTCCAGGCATTAATTCGGCGGTGATTTGATAGTGTGTTTTCTGTTTATCCTCTGCGAATCGATTCTCGTTGTTTTGGATAAGTCGTAAAAAATTCATAATTAAACTCCTGTTAGGGTTGTTACATTGATTGAGCGATTTTTAATAAATCTGCGACTGCATGTATATCATGCCTTGAACCTTGGATTTCACAGGCCCTATCCAGCTTTGAGGTTTTCTTAGATTTAGCACTATCTAAAATATGAGCATAGTTTGAAGAGACGTAGATTGTACCCCATATAAAAGAATGTCCCGATCCTTTATGCCCCGCTATTCTTTTGACTGTCGACACCAGAGCCTCCCTAACCTTGGGGGTATCAGTGGGATCTAAATCTATATAACGTCCTGTGAATTCAAATTTAGGAATTGGTACAGCGGGGGGGGTGAATACTTCGAGCACATCATCGGGGACCTCTTCATGGTTAAATAGGGGTTTCATAGCGACTTCGGAGGGTTGGAGGGACGAAAACAGTGCGCGAACATAGGCAGTCCCTTCGGCTTCCGTGAAGGTTTCGGGCATTTCGTCATGTATTTTGTCATACTCAGATTGACTCATTTTTAGATCCTGTTTTTGTGTTGTGTTGTTACTATTCAACGGGTAAAACCATTTCTGGAACACTATGTTTTTTTAGAAGGGGTTCATCACCGTCATTATCATCTTTATCCAGCGTAATGAGATGCCAGCGCTTGCGAACACTTCCGATTCGAGTTTGGGTTCCTGAAGATTCCGAAATGCCTTGATCTTCAAGCCAAGTCAGAAATGCCCTGGCTGAGATTCCAGCTTTTAAACAGATTCCAGACCCCTTTATCATGGACTCGCATGTGTAAAAAGATCCAGTCGATTTCGGTGTAATAACGTCTCCGAAACCAGATGTTGGATCTGTTTGTTTTACACCTACTACCGACTGATAAGAGCTATCATAAGCGGTCTCGCTAGGGAATGCGGCGGGGTTAACCGTCATCATATCCTTAAGTCTCTCTAGCGCGCGCGTTGCAGGTGTGTTAACCGTGCCTCTTCCTTCTTCAATGTTATTTCGGAGCCATGAAATCGACTCGAAAATATCATCATTCGTAATGATATCTGGTAATATTCCATAGAAATGAGCGACAAGAAGCGATGTCCATATAAGGGAAACTGAATCCATAATTCTGACTAGTTCTTTGTCATCACATGAAGCTCTGAGTTGGAGTTCTAAAGATTCATCCAAGGTTTTAATATCCGCCACATTTCCGATTATGGCCTCCGCAAATTCGTTGCCTGCGAATCCATAATTTGCGGATGACCACTCCTGAATATTCTTCGCATGATCAAACGATTTCGTTAAATCGCCATCCTGTATATGAATGTCTATAGCCCGTACCGATTCACCTCCTTGTTGCAGGTTTCCCAGCCAATCTTTTATTGAATTTTCGCCCGTCGACACTAGGGATAAATCCCATGTTAGATCTGCGCGCTCTTCAATATCACTAGTCATTCGCCCTTTTCCTTTACCATTCGCGATCATCATGATGACTTTTCGGAGGCTTTCTTTATCCCGTTGGGATGTTCCAAACTCCTTTAACTCGTCTTGAATAAGGCAAGCTCCAGACATGTTCTGTGCGGATATTTCAAGCCTGTTATCCGTTGTTCTCCATGTTCCAATCATAGCTCCTGGTTTGGGTTGTCCCCAAATTGATGCCGCTGCTAGCATTGAGGTTGTCTTCCCTACAGTAGATTCTCCGAAGAAATGCCCGATATAGGATGCTTTACCTAAAGGTTTTACCAAACATCCTGAGAAAGAAATTCCAAGTGCTATAAGTAGGCCATGACTTCCGCTGATGTGAGTTTCGACACCTTCTTTCCACCCATCAAGTGATCCTTTTCTTTGAGATCTTTTAGCGGCTCCCTTCCCTTTAACAATCCAATCCTGACCCCAACAACGGTTTCCATTAATATATACGGGATTTCCCTCGGAATCTTCTTGCCAACCCTGTAATGTGGTGGAAGTCAATTCTTTCTTGGATAACGAAGAATTGCTATAAAAATTTATGGCTTTGATAAATTCGTCGCTTTTCCCTGGGCTAATAATGGTTTTATGAATCAAGCGACTCATCTCAGTATTCTTGTCATTTGTATTTGTGAACGCCGAAAAACTTAAAGACTCATAGTGCACATTTTCTCGAATATCATGGCACCTGAACCTTACGGCACGGTGACCAGATTCACGGTCCAGTTCTGAGGTGATGGGGTATATATGACGGGCGATGGTAAAGCTCTTGCTGACGTCCTCATGTCCCTCCATGATTGTTTGAGAACCGTCCTTTTCTTTGAGAACCGTCCACACAGACTTACGAACGATGTTGCCATAAGTATAGCGAGTCATTGGATTAACATTCAGAGTTTGGGGTCGGGTCTCTAAGATAGAAGTCCATTTTACATAGGCATCAGGAGAGGTGCTAATGACCTCAACGGCATTATTCTTGCCTTCTTTTGCATGGCCCGCCAGACGTTTCAGTCTCGAAATTTGTCGAAGACCTGGATCTAGTATCAATGCATCGACTTCTTCTTTGGGTAGGTCGAGTTCTTCCGCCAATTGGTCTACTATTTCGAGTACAGACGCCTCTAAGGTGTCATACCTAGCTTCGTGGTCTTCTCTTGATACAGCTCTCACACTTTCGGAGCACTTGAAGGTTACGTGCATTTTAGAGCGCGTAACGTCGTTAGGATCTGGTGTTGTTATTTCAGTTACGCATGAAGGCATTCCTAACTTTCCTAACTCACTCGAAATCTTGTTTACCAAAGAAACTAAAGGTTTTCGGCCAGTTGTGCCTAATTTCAGGTCGTCTTTTGTGCCATCAAAATCCAGTACAACTAGACGACCTGCACCAGAATCTTGCGACATTCTTTCCGAAATTCTTTTGAGATTCCAACCGCCATGGGTCTGGTTTATTCCTGCGTGTTCTGGGAATTTAGGATCGTATCCTTTATCTTTATCCTTAGTTTTCTTGAGAATAAGGTCATTTGAATCATCTTTATATAGGTATGGCGCGGATGGAATTATACAAACGGCGCTGGACATATACCCAACACTGACCTTCTCGAAATCTAGATCAGTGGCTTCACAATACTTCTTTGCTTGAAGTATTCTTTCATTCTTAGCATGACCAGCGTCTCTTAGAGTTTTCATTAAGCGGTTTTGTACATCATATTTACTTATTTTCATTGCTATTCTCCGTGTGTTTTGGTTTTGGTGTCTGTTTAATCTTCGCAGTTTTCGAACAATGCTGCTTGAGATTCTCCATTCTTCCTGGATGACTCAAAGTGTTTCTTGTAGGATATATAAGCGTCGTAACGCGCGGCGAGCCAATTAGCAGCATCTACATACCCGGAGGCTGAGAAATTTTGATTTGTGTCGTAATTCCCACACTGCCAGAATCTGATCAGGCAGATAGCATCGCCCCCTGTCCCCGTCTTGTAGTGAGTCCATGTGGTTCCATCACCCCTTATATGAATCTTTGGAGGGCCTGTGTGCGTTTCGCCCGGCATAGACCATCTTCCTGAAGGATCATCATACCATCCTCCTATATCCCGTAGCACGCCCTCTATGGGCAGGCTCTGGAGTTTGGGAAAGTCGATTTCGGTGTGTGTATAAGTATGATGAGTTTCGTAACCCCCATCAGTTCTTCGAGCGATCTTAACATCTTTTCCGATGTTTTCGTCCCCTTTTCCAAATCCTATTTTAGTCATGTTCTAGTCCTCAGTAAGATATAGCTGTTTTCCGAATTAAACATTTTCATCATTTCTTCATCATTTCTTCTGTGCTTAAAGAATCTTCGCTATCGAAATGCTCAATCAATAGAGTTCGAATAAGTGCGCTCATTGTGGTTCCTTTTAGAGCCGCTTCTACCCTCACACGACGCGCGAATTCTTGTTTTACTTTCGTCGTGATAATTGTGATATCATCGGTGAGGTTGCTCATAATATTTCTCCTTAAGTAAGATGCTGTGAGTGGAAATGTATTCCGTTATGTTCGAGTACACACCTATACAGTATTATAAAAGGATAATTGCTAATATGCCTAATTCTGATGAAAATAGATGAAAATAGATGAAAATAGATGAAAATACGTTGATTTTCGGGAAAAAATTAGTTGTTTGTGATTCTTTTGAATCCTGCGAAAAACTGACTACTTAGCAGGAAACAGTTAGCCTCCCTGAATCTCTTGGTTAACTGATTTTCGTGTTTTTAAGTCAAAATCGGGTGTTGGCTAACTGTAGTTAGACATTGGCTAACTCTTAAATCGATGAGTTAGTCATGAAAATCGATGTTTTAGAGTATCGTAAGGAGGTTTTGGCTAACTGTCTAACTAATAATAAGTAATAAGAGTATATATATATATATAGACCATTTCTGTATAACCTCTGATATTTCTTCTTCCTTGTATATATCCCTCCCCTATCCCCCGATCTGTTAGACAGTTAGCCAAAAGTCTGAAAAGCGTCGCTTAATGGTGTCGTAGCTAGGTTTTTGCTGGCTAACTAACTAAAAAAACCTAGTTAGCTGCAAAACTTGAAGCGCTAGCTCGATTTAAGCGCAGAAATTTCAAATCCTAAACACTCTTGTAATTCTGAAATGTCAAGCGAACGTCACATCAGCACCTTGAAACCATCGAAAACTCTTAGCGGGGGATACATGGTGGCTATTCACGTAATCGATCAGTGGGGTGTTTTGGTATAAACTAAGATAATAGTATAAGAGCGTCTCTATTAGTCAGAACTAGCATACCAGTATGCCAACTGAAAGTATGATCAGTAGTTTGAGATGCCATACACGAATATCAGATCAGATGTAAGATGTTGAAGCCTATGACCACAGTCCTCATCATCATGATCATGATAATACTACTGAGACAAACAGACAGCTATCAAATAACAACTCTTAGTAGGTGACGTGACTTAGTTATCATGTAACTTATTAGAATGGATGTTTGATAGGTGTTTGGAACTCATAGGTGTTTTAAGGTGATGTTGATTCAAACAATGCAATGCTTGACATTCTGATCAGTAGAATGATAATGTGTTGTTGTAAGATGAAACTGAGAATCACCAAACCAAACCTAATTAAAGGAATTATGTTATGACTGAATCCGAATCCAAGAAGATCATCCCAAAAAACATGCCGAACCCGAATCCAAACTTCCATCAAAACAATTTACCTTTGTCGGATCTAAAAGGAGTTCGTGCCAGACGCACGTCAAAAGGAAATTATCGTTGGATCGCGACCGTCTGGTTAGGATCCACGACTCGTACTCGCCGACACATCGGAACATATGAGAGTCCAGAACACGCCCATGTTGCTCATGTCGTCGCGACTATGGTGGTGAGTCCTTATAGTGACTGGGAATCGATGTATAACACCTTGCTGGAATCCCTCGAACCTGATTCACCTGATTGGGGCCACTCTTGTAGGCTTGATCTCCAGTCAACCCTTGTGAAATACCAGAAATCAGGTGATCTAAAGATTTATGATCACAAACTGAAGGAACCCCTAACAGCGAGGCTCACGTCGTATGGGATTGCTGAGAAGGTCCAAAAAGCCTTTAGTTACCTCCATTTAGGACCCGACCATGTGAACACATTATATATTAGAAAGTTGGGCTAGGATGGCCTGGATCATGCTTGACTGGTGTGTAACCCCGTGTTAGGTGTGTTATGCATCAACAGCAGTGCAGAATAAATGTTTGAAATAAGTTTGGAAAGCACCTATCGGGTTGCTATAAATAGGTGAGAATGAGAATGACAAACCGAACGCTGGAATTAACCAGCACAACCGAAGAAGGAGATTAAAATGAGCAAGTATCCCCTGACAGCCGTAGAGAGAGAGTACAACAGTGCACGAAGCTTCTCTCACTATGAGAAGATGATCATGGATGGGAAGACCTTAACCCCACGAAACATCTTAGCGCGTGCCATCTATCTGATCTCGACGGGTGATCGTGAAAGATGCCTGACTACATCGGGTGGAAAAGGGATTGAACAAAGTCTCGCCAAAGATTTCTACTATCCTCACGAAGCACTTCGGATAATCTCAAGTGCTTCCTCACCTCCGATTTGAATTTGTTTTGGAGAGTCTGGAGTGAGTCGCTATAAATAGATGCATGATGAACACGAAACCGAAGCTCCTAAGCAATTTCGCTAGGAGCAAATCCGAACAGGAAATGAAATGAGTAACGGACAATGCACGCACATCACGAACAATGCAACTACGTTTCTTGAGTATCTCTATAACGACGGCTCGCTGCAAGTGATCACCGGAGGTGCCCACAAGCAACTGGACAGCTTGACCGATGATATGATGATAAAGTCGGGCGGCATCAACCCTAAGCCGCTCGTAACAATCGTAGACGAGCTGAAGACGACCTTTGAGAATAAAGTAAAGCCGCTCGGCTACATGGATTTCTTCAAACAAGACAGAAATCTGTGTATCCAATTCTTCCAGCACATTGTTGTATTGGCGGAACTCCTGGATCACGTGCCTGCACAGCCTTTGACTCAGAGGTTTCTCGATGAACTGATCAATGAGGAGATTCCAGTTCTCGGGTATGACTTCATCGAGAAACTCGCCAATCTTCCTATCTGAGAGTTCCAGCAAGCCTTAATCCTCACACTCTTAATGAGGCCGGGGGTACTAACCCTAGTTCAAGATAAGAATGCCTCTAAGGTGGTAAATAGAAAGCCTGATATCAAAACCCTCAATAAGAAGTAAAACTTTTATTGAGGGTTTTGACCGTTAAAAACAATAATCCTCTTATATTCTGCATAGGTGTATATATCTTGTCATGAGGATATATGTGTCCTGTGTAAGGGTTAAAACCCCACTCAAGTTTTCTGACATTTCTTGAGTGGGGTTTTTTATGTTTAATATCTCGGTTTTCTCCTTATATTCTGCATAGGTAGATATCATTATCTATAGGTAATCTTATGGCAAGAAAACTTACATTAAAGCAACAGGCATGGTGTGACGCCTACCTAGCAGGAAACACTGCATGGAAGAGCGCCCGCATAGCTGGATACTCAGGGAATGATGCCACAATGAGGGTTAGAGGGTCTAAACAGCTATCAAAAGGTAACATCCAAGAATACTTAGCTAATGCACATAAGAACTCCCCACTTGTAGCCTCGCGCGAACAACGACAGAAGTTTTGGACAGATGTAATGAACGGGAATATTACCGAACGTGGCAATGATCCAAAGTTATCAGATCGCCTGAGAGCTTCCGAATTGTTAGGCAAAACCCAAGCCGATTTCATTGATCGCATCGACCATTCTGGATCTATGCAACACGACGTAACCACAAAAGTTGATCTATCGGGAATGTCTAAAGATGAATTGAAGTCATTCTTAGCCCTATTAGATAAGGCTAAAAAAAGATGATTAAATCTATAGAGATACCATTCTCTCCTGAAGAAGTAGAGTTAGAACTCGCCCGCAAGGATTTCTACACTTTCGCTAAGATGACTGCTGAGTTTGAATGGAAAGATAATTGGCATCTTGAATATATCGCCACCAAGTTAGAAAAGGTTGCGAAAGGTGAGATCAAAAGACTGATTCTAACTATCCCCTTCAGGCATGGGAAGTCACAGTTAGCATCAAGAGCACTACCTGCCTACTACCTTGGCAATCACCCAAATGATCGAATAATAGGGACAAGCCATTCGTCAACACTCGCCAAAAGCATGAGTAGGGACGCTAAACGGGTTATTCAGTCTGAGATCTATCGAAAGATTTTCCCTGAGACCTCCCTAAATCCTAAGAAAGTAGCCTCAGATTCTCGCTATAAGAGTATCAATACCTCCGACCAGTGGGATATTATTAACCATAGGGGAGGCTACCTAGCGAAAGGTGCTGGACAGGCGATTCAGGGTACTGGCGCAAGCCTTATTATTGTCGATGATGTGTATGGTAATCGAGAGGACGCATACAGCGAGACGATGCGTAGGCGAATAGAGAATTGGTTTGATCAGGATGTGAAATCTCGACTCGATAAAGGCGGATCAATGGTTGTTGTAAATACTCGGATGCATCACGCGGACCTGATCGCTTATCTAGGAGATACATACCCCGGTGAATGGGAAACAATCAACTTCCCCGCGATTAAAGAGAATGATGAAGATCCTGATGACCCCAGAGGAATCGGTGAACCGTTGTGGCCTTGGAGGATGTCGTCAGAAGAGCTTCTAGCCATAAAGAAAAGCAGACCTGACATCTACTATGGATCCTATCAGGGTGTACCAAGTCCTCCCGGAGGAACGCTCCTTAAAAAGGAAGGTATTCAATATTTCAGTGTGCATGATTTGGATCTTAACGAAGCCACAATTATTCAAAGTTGGGATTTAAGGCACGGTGGAAAGGGTAAAAATACTTCATTCGCTGTAGGTCAATTGTGGGCAATGATTGGGGCTAATGCTTACATGCTAGATCAATGTCGCGGCAAATGGGATTCAACCGAGACCCTTAATATTATCAAAGCCAAGGCTGAAGACCCTTTGTGGTCCAGAGCTAGAGCTAAACTTATTGAAGCTAAAGCTGATGGAAAGACACTTATTCCTATGCTTAAGCAACACGTACCGGGCATTCTACCGATTGAACCCAAGGGATCTAAAGAGGGGCGTGTTATGGCGATCCAGCCTTATTGGAGTGCTCTTAATATCTTCATTCCTAACACAGGTTGGGCCCCAGCGTTTGAAATAGAAGCATTAAGGTTTCCAACGGGTAAAAACGATGATCAGGTCGACGCGATGAGCCAAGCACTGAATTATTTATATAACGGTATCTATAGCAATAAATCTAAACCCCAAACTATTGGTTCCGCCAATAACCGAGGTCGCATCCAAGGAGGCTGGTAATATGTCCAAAAATAATCTTTATAAAAAATACAAAGTCAAACATCATTCTGAGTCAAATGCAACCCCTCAATTAGAAAGAGTTAATTTGCGGTTGTCTAATCCTGAACTTTCAAATTTGGAAGAATCCGGCAGACCGAATACATACTATGTTGACGGGATGCCGAGCGGAAAAGATTCAACCTATCAGTACAATTATTATGCAAGAGGCACTAGAGGAGACCCTGGTGCATATTGGCAGACCTATTTATCAGATCCTTTGGTCAAATCCTCGGTAGATAGCACTCATGAAGGGCTTGTTTCAGGGGATTGGGCAGTGGTTGCGCCCGCTTGCTCAGATGACCACGAACTATGCCTTGAGCAAGCTGCATTTGTTTCCTCCAGCCTTCTTAGCAAACCATCCTCTTGGAAGGAATTCCTAAAAGGTTGGACACTAGGCGATAGAGTTTACGGATTCTCACTCTGGGAAATTATAGACAATGAGGATGGTGGTATATCCAAACTTGCATATCGTAGACCTGGAACCGTTAAACGATGGGTATTTAGTGAGGATGGCAGGCAATGGATTGGCACAGAATTTGAATATGAAGGCGGTCAATCTGATGTCTATATCGAAGCTGAAAACCTTCTAATTTATAGCACCGGAATCGGCCTTGATTTGGAAGGTGTTTCAGCGATCAGACCTGTTGTCAGATGGACAGAAATTAAACAACTCATCACCCAGATTGAGACAGCCGCCGCTGAATCTCATGGCAACGGATATCGAACTGTTAAAGCGACTGGAGATCTCTTTGATACGGGGGACCTGCAACGCATCAAAGATGAAATAAATGCGGCGAGTGCTCTTGATGATCCCATATTTGCCTTTCCCGGTTATGAAATGGACTGGATCTCACCTGGTGGAAAACTTCCTGATTTTCAATCCCTCCGGACCTATTGTGATTCACAGATTGCCCTTGCTCTTCAAGCTACGGGTTCATTGGTTGGACTTGGCAAATATGGAACGCAAGCCCTCGCTGAAACAAAAGACCAGCAAGAGAATATTAGACGTATTTCCTACTTCGGAACATCAGTTTGTGACCTAATTAATGAGCATATTGTGAGACGTATTGTTGATACCGTTTGGGGACCGCAAGAGCATTACCCAGAACTTACTTTCAATCTGGGATCTGAAACAAAAGATCCAGACCGTCTAAATAAGGTGATTCAGGCGGTTCAAGCTGGAATATTGGATTTAACAAATGATGATCGTAACCAGATTCGCGAAGAGCTGGGATTCGACCCCGTTGCAGATGCAGAAGTTGCCCCAGAAGTCAAACCCGAATTTTCACACAACTTGACCCTATCTAAAAAAGATATTGAAGGGCTTTCAGGGGCACTTGAAAAGATTGAATCTAAGGCTGCTAAAGAAGCACAGACGGTAATTAAATCCATGCGCGATGCCTATGTGAATCGAAGTGCAGACATCACCAATAGAATGGATTTAAGGGGTCTGACTAAGGCTATATCCGACGAGTATCAACCCGCGATTAGAAACGCTATTCAACCATCTGTTCGCAACCTGATTGAAACGGGCAAATCTAGCGTTCTTTATGAACTTGGAGTTACAGACAAGATTGCTAAAGCGTCTGCAACTGCCGCACCATTTGGAAGCAATAGTTTTGCCATAGCGGAGGCAGATCGAATTGCCACGCATATTACAAATGTTAATTCTTCTTATTTAGAAAACAACGCTGTTTCAGAACTTGAAGGGAACGTTAGAAATAAAACTAAGCCTCCGATTCAAAAGGCAACTGCAACTAAATCCCTCATTGCTGGCTATACCGGAAGAAGTATTAACCAGGGGCGCACAGCAATTATCTCAAGTATCCAAGAACAAGCTAGAAATAAGGGTATTAAAGACACTCGCGTCATGGCTGAATATTCAAGCGTCCTAGAATTCAACACTTGCATCCCTTGTGCTCACGCGGATGGGGAACGCGCCGAAGTTGGAAGTTCTAAATACAACCGGCTTAACCCTCCTAATATATGCGACGGTGGGGATCGATGCAGGTGCATCTGGTCATATATCCTCCCCTCCGAAGAAGGTTATCAAGATATATTAAATGACTTGGAATGACTTGGAATAAATTTATTAACTCGGTTATCTTCTTATATACTACTACCAATAGTAGTTCCCTCAATAGGTGCAATTTATGTCTAAAGAAATTAAAGATAAGGCCATTCAATTTAGCCTTAAATTCTCATCCCATGACTCTGATTTTAAAGGTGAAAACCCTAATACTTCTTGGGTCAAGATCTTGCCCCTGGATGAAGTGATTCAATATGGGGATTCTGAGATCACTTTCAACATGACTTATCTTAGAGAGATCGTATCTCAAACCACAAATCTTAATAATCATTTTGATGATGTTGCTAACGGAACGCCTTACAGAATGCCCGTATGGCAGGATCATCAGAGATCTCACGATAGGGATGGCAGCGTTTTAGAAGTCAAAATGGCTAATAGGGACGGTTTCACTGGGGTATGGGCCAAGATTGAGCGGACTAAAGATACTCAGTTAGCCCTTGATGAGGGCCGTCTAGGTTATGTCTCAGCCGGCATCAGCCCGGAATATGTGACGCAAGATGGCCAAAAGTTTGGACCTATTATTAGAGAAATATCGCTAACAGCGGACCCATTCTTAAAAAACATAGGGTCGATTCAAGATACTTACGAAGTTGAATTGTCAAAAACCAATTACGCTAATTTAGCAAGTGGAGAAACTATGAACCCTAAAGAAAAGAAAGAACAGTTGGATGCACTCGAAAAGGCGCTAAAAGCTACCCCGGAAATGGCCGAAATTCTAGCCGAACTTCAAGCTCTTATGAAGAAAGTTCAAGAGCAACAGAAGGAGAATGCTAAGGAGCTGGACTTGGCAGAAGATAACACAGAAGATGTTGAACCTGTTGAACCGGCGTTGAGCACTACCGATGATACTGAGATCGTCACTCTGTCGCAAATTAGCGATCTCGTAACGTCCCTTATCAAACCGCTTCAAGATGACCTCAAGTCTCTTAATATGGTTCCTAAGCGCGTCCTTAACCTTCACGAAAGAGGGACTCAGGGAGAACCCGAGCAAGTTCTTGAGTTCGCTAATTACGGTGATAAGATTGAACACTTGATGAAGACGAATAAGTGCTCTCGCCTGGAAGCGTTGGATATCGAAATGAATTCCTAATTTAACCTTTAACATAACCTCTAACATAACCTTAACAAACCAGTTTTTTAACTTAAACAAAACGGAGAATGAAAATGAGTTTTGATATTTCACAGATAGCAAACGCTAGAACCTCGCAAATTTACCAGGGGCTGAAAGATGATGGTGTCCTAAAAACCAGCATGACTGACATTGTGTGTCAGGTCGTCCCGACCAGTGGGATTGCTGGCCATGCCGGCAAGATCTCGACCCTGGATTTTCAGGCTATTGCACCCACTAACGCCCTTACAGGATTTAAAACCATGGGCACCGACGCAACCGAACTCACAACCCCGATGAGTGATCGGGTGTATGAGATTCAAGAGATCTCGCACTTTAAGGAATACCCGCGCGCAATGGATAAAGATAAACTTTTTCAGAAAGTTAAAAATTCCTTTGTTCCGCACCTTCAGGCTCAGATCGAGTTCGACAAAGACGATGAATTGAATTCTGTTTTATCCGGTGCTGGAACGTCCAGCACGAACTCTCAAGATGTGACTGTAAGGGCTCTTTCACTGGCAGCTAGTGAACAGTGGACCGACCCGGCTAGTACACCCCTTTCTGATCTACGGGACGCCGCACAAGATTCTCTTGCAGACTCCCTTTTTCTCGGGTTGAGCAAGGCAAATCAGCTTCGGGATCATGATGATTTTCAATCTCAGACCGGATACAAGAATGCTACAGCTTCACAGCTTGCTGAATATCTTGCGGATTATCTTGGCATTCAGCGCGTGATAATCGGTAACCGTATTTTTCAGGATGGTGCTCAAAGTGCGGCAGCCGATATTCAGCGCGTTTCATCAAGTGCTGTTTGTGCATTTAATTCAGCTAATATTTTGTATTTGGATTGGACATCTGCCGAATTTGAACACGATGAGACCACCAAAAATAACAGATCACAGCTTTATGGTCGCGCGAATGCTTCGATCGTGGTTGTGAATCCCCTGTATGCAATTGCTTTCACGGATGTTGCATAAGCCGAGTTGATGGAACGGTTTAAGGGGGGTTCGATTCCCTCCCCATCATTATATTAAGTTTTAACCCGCCAAGAGGATCTCGAAATGAACTACCGTAAACATGAAAACAAATGGATTCCCTTAAAGGAGTTTGAAAAGCTCCAACAAAAGGAGGTGATCATATCTGAGGCACCTAAAAAAGATGATGATCTTGAAGATCAAACTCGATCCGATTTATACAGTTTAGCTAAAGATCAAGGTTTAGATCCTGAATGGAATGGGAACACCAAAGAGGATTTCATTCAGATGTTGGAGGATTCACAAAATGATTAATATTCACGGTGCAACCCTTAGTAATGTTGTTGCAAACCTTCCCCTTAAAGCTGCACGAATTACAGCGACTTCCCAGCCGGTTAATACCGCATTGGTTCAACAGTGGATCGAGAGCGCATCCGGCCAAATTAATGCACTTCTCGCCCGTCACAACATGGAAACGTTAGGTGAAGATGAACAACATCTTGTAAGGGCTGGTATCGAAGCCTTTGCGGGTGCGATGGCGCTAGGAAAATTCGGCGCTGATTCAGATACTCGAAAACCTTTCTGGGATATTTGGAATGGATGCCGCAAAACAGTGAGAGAAACACCCCAAGATCTAGGTAATTCAATGCTCCCAGAAGACGCGATTATTACGAATATAGATCTAGAAGATCCAACCCGAACTAGCTGGACATCTAAAACATTCGGAGGGTGGTAAATATGAAGAATGTAATACTTAAAAGACAATGCACCTTAATTTTAGGCATCGAATCAAAGCCTCTTAAATGTGGTGATTATGCCGTTATTTCTAACGAGAATTACGCCAAGTTCAAAGATTGGTTCCAACTCATTGAAGACGTCCCTGATACAGGCTCCATAGAACCCTTAGAAGAGGGTTCCTGATCATGTTAGAACTTAGGCTAGGCATCGGAGACAATGACGCGATAGCGCGCATGATCGGCGTTATTGATTCGATGGATATTAAGGAGATTTGGCCAAGTCTAGTAAAAGAAATTATCCATCCTTTTGTGATTAGACACGTAAGGGCCAATTTCGACGCTCAAGGCAAACTTGGTGGGCAAAATTGGAACTATAATGGTGAGCCAAAATATGCTGCATATAAGATGGCAGCGACCGGGCATCAAGAGGTTCTAAGGTGGAAAAAAGGCAGAAGAGAGATCCTATATCCATCCCTAGCCTTCGTTAATGGGTTTGGACATCTCTTTAGAATGACATCGACAAGCGTGAGAATCGGAACAACGGTTCCCTACGCAGGAAGACTTGCAAAAGGTGGAGTCAATCAATTTGGCGAAACCTACCCCGGTCGAAACCCAATGAAAATGAAACGGGCATCCAAGAAGAACTTAGTAACGATGATCCAACGGGGGATTATGAGAGGCATAGCTCCTAAAGGCATGGGCATTAGAGATGTGAGGCATTCACTATGATTGATATTTCAACGGCAGCGCTTGCTTTAACCGACCGTATTGAAACGGCTTTACAAGAGCAATTACCCGTATTCATTCCTCAAAGATCACAGTCCGAATATCCTTTAGAAGTACCTATCCCCTCTGCTTATATCGTGGGACCTGAAGATTCAGATGATGCCATAGAAGCGATGGGTTGGCCAGATTGCTTTGTATGGATCATGCCGGAGGGTTCCACACTTGAAACGCGTGGTACAGGGGATGGGACTACAGAATCTTATATATCGTCCACAACCGTTTGGATCTCTATAATTCAGAAAGTCGAATTAGGGGTTGATCTTCCCATTAGAAACGGAAGGGAAATCACCTTAATGGAGTTCTCAAGAATAAAAGCAGAGCATCTTAGGGGAATTCTGATGGATGTTTTGCCCCGATATGTTCCGGATTGCGTAAACGTTTCTGAGTGCCGTTTAGAAGGTTCCGGCGTATCAGATCCATTAACAATTAATGATCTAACATATATAGAATCAACAGTTGGGATCACTTGTCGACAGCACGTTGAAGCGTGGGTTTCGATTTCTTAATAATTGTAACAATTCACTTATATTTCATATACATAACTATAACTTAAAGGAACGAAATGGCTTTATCAGATCGACACATAGTAGGCGTAAAGAGTGAAACAACTTATGGCACGGATGCTTTTACAGGATCGGAACCTACCGATTTTCTAGGCATTCTAGGCGAACCCAAGATCCAAGAGTTAAGCACAGATATTGGACCCATGGAGAAAACGGCAGACGGTTTTGGAGGGTCTGTTTTGAGAGTTGGTGATAAAACAGATGTTTCATTCACTGTATACATGGTGGGCAAAGGTGTTGCAGCCGGTGATACACCGCCCCAGCATGATGCACTTTTGAAGGCGTCTAATATGGGCGAAACGGTGGTAGCAGCCACGTCTGCTACCTATGATCTTGGGTGGGGCCGGACACAAACCGAAGTCCCTAGCATGACGGTCTATGAAGGGATTCGTGACGATGAAAGTGGTGATTATTTCACACGCGTTGTTACAGGTTGCCGGGTTGTTCCTACATGGAAGTTTGAAGATGGTGCAGATGCTAAAGTAGAGTTCGCGGGTGTAGGTCGATACTCGACTTTGAGCACTGCCACTACAGCAATTAGCAATCCTAGTGAATATTCCGGTGGTAAAACCCGGATGAAAGTACAGGGGATGGTTTTCACCTATGACGGTGTAGAATATCCAATTGTGAGCGCTGAAGTTGTGTCGGGAATGACCATAGATGAAGATCATGTGGTATCAGCAGAAAATAGCATGGATTCGGCGGGGCTTTATCTTGCAAATGGAGACAAGCCGGGCGGAAGTCTAACTTTTAAGGCGCGTTCAAGTGTCCTTACTGATATTCTACCCCTTACAGGCGTCCCTAGCGGCTGCTCGGTCCCTACAGCGGAAGTGACAATTACTCTTAGTTGTGGCGGCGACACGATTACTATTACGGGCAATGATTGTGCATTCGGTGCACACTCAAAGAACCTTGAAAACAGCAATTACACCTTTGATGTTCCGCTTACTTTCTTAGGCGGACTAAGCGTTGAATACACCTAAGCAACACGGGGGCAGGCTTTCTACAGCTTGCCCCTTTTATCCCCTCAAGGCATCCCCTGCCGCTATAAGGAGTACAAATTATGTTTCAACTAGGACAATCTCAAACGGTATTCGCCCAGTATGAATCAGATTCAATTGATGTTGAATTCGGTTATAAAAAACCTTCCCATCCTGAAATCTTAGATATTGAATTAGATGCAGCTGAATTTAATGAGAAGTGGGGTAAATGGGAGCAAGATAAATCCATCTTATTCGCAGAGCTTTTAACCGTATCAGAGCCAGATGATGACGATGATACAGAAATTGCTACCCTCATTGCCCGCTTGGACGATGAAGCGTCTAAATCATGGTTACAGCGCCTTCAACAGCTTAAATCCCAGATATCCTCAGACGATCTCAAACCTGTTTACGCCTTTATCTCAACTCATATTATTACGATTGATGGAGTCTTAGGCGCAGATGGCAAGCCCGTTAAAATGTGGGCAGATCTTGATCAGTCGGCACGCGCTGAAATTATGGGGGCAATGACTCCTTATGATGTGACCGGCTTTTATGGTGATATCAAGAGAAGCGTCATGCTTAAGGTGGCTGAAAAAAAGCCCTAAACAGCTATCTTGACTTATTATTTGGAGATGGCTGTAAATGCCCCATTTGCAACGGGGAAATAGAGGGTGTTGATAGGGCTGAATACGGCTGTAAATATGATGAAGTCTCACAAATAGCAGTTACCCTTTATCGAACCTTTATAACCTACTTAGAACCTCCCCCAACTTCCACATATCAACCACACAGCCATGCTAGGGCATCCCTTTTGGATTTGCCTTACAGAATGCGCGAAGTAGCTGAAATGGTCGATATGCACCGCCTACGTGCCCAGACTGAACAACATAGGGATCGCGAAGAAACAACCAAAACAAGACAGATGATGCAAGATGCTGGAATCCCACTTTGAGGAAACGATATGAGTATGGAAAAGATGGGAATCGAGTTTGACGTTCGGGATAAGGCGACTGCAGATCTCAAAGCGATCAAAAGAGGTCTAAAAGATACTGAAAAGGGCCTTGATAAGACCGCTAAAAGTATGAAGAAGACGGGGAAGGCTTCTAAGGGATTAGGCATCAAATTAGGGGATATTAAAGCTGGAACAATGTTAGCGCTCGCTGGCATAACACAGCTTACAGGCCAGGTATCGGCTTCTGTGGACGCATATATAGGTGCAAAACAGGCTGCAACTTCTTACGAGTTCACCTTAAATAGTATGGGTGCAAGTGCTACTCAACTTGCGTCATCAAATAAACTTATTGCGAAAACGGTTGAAGATGCTGGTATTGGGTATGATGTGCAACAACGCGCACTGAGTGATCTTGTTTTGCGCATTGGGGACACCGGTAAAGCAATGGAGGTTTACAAACTCGCTGTAGATGCTTCCGTTGCATCGGGTCAAGATCTTGCGTCTGTATCTAAGAAAATCGGGCAGGCTGCTACAGGACAACTTGAACCCCTAATGCAACTAGGAATTTTAACAAAAGATGAGGTAAAAGAGTTAAACAAGTTGGAAGATGCTAGTGCTCGAAGTGCTGCCGCAATGGCTGTACTTAATGAAAAAGTCGGTGGCGCTACTGAGTCGATGGACCCTCAGATACGAAAAGTTAAAGCGATGAGAGTCGAAATGGATTCCGTGACTGAATCCGGTGGGCATTTAGCGCTATCTTTAGTGAATGCGGCTGGGTCTGTTGTAACACTAGGTGCCGCTAACGATAAAACTGGGTCTTTTCTCTCAGGTCTTGCTAGTGGTCTTGAAAAGTCTGCTAAGGGATTAGACGTTGTATCAGATGCTATGGCCAATATGGCATCTGGGACACCGGAGCAAGCAACCCTTTTTCACATGATGCGTGTGGGTTTCGGTAAGTGGGAATCTTCGGGCGATGCTCTTAAAGAAACTCTTGGAGATATAAGTAAAGAGCAGATTAAGCTTACAATTGCGACTGAAGATGCTGTAGAAGAATATGGTCTTCAGTCTAAAGAAGCTGATAAAGCAGGTGAAGCACTTAGAAATTATCTAAAAGATCAAGAAGCACTTAGAAAAGGTGTTGAAGCCAATAAGAATGCATTTGGAGACTATACAGCGTCACTGGTTCTGAACGCCCTTACCTTAGGCGGAGCATCTTTTAAGGCCGCATCTGGAGTGAGTGCAACGGAATTCTTCAACGGGTTTACAGAAGGCGTTCAAGAAGAATTTGCCACTTGGCAACCAGCATTTACCGCACCTAAAAAGACGAAGAAAACCAGTAAATCTAGCACTCAAAAAGATCCAGTTTCTCCACTTTCTGCTATCATTGATGGAGCACAAGTTGGGGCTGAGAAAGATGTTGCAAAAGACGTTGTTAAAGAGTGGAAGAATTACGTTGCAAACACTCAATTAGAACTTCTGTATATTAAAGAAGATGCAGCCCGAATTGAGGCTGTATATCTACTCGATTTGGATAAGATTCAGCATGATTTGGAAGACGGCAAGATCAACCGAGCAGAAGCCAATTTAGCTCGAACTCAATCTTATTTCGATTTTCAACGAGATTTGGACCTGAAACAAGCGAATCTTCAGCGTGATTTGGACGAAGAGAAACGGCGTAGAAAAGATGCCGACCATGCCAAAGATTTGGACCGAATCAAAGAGCAACAGGGTGCATTTGAAGACCATGTATCAAGTATGCGAACTATGGGTAAAACGATTGCTAACGCGCTCTCATCGGGTTCAGATGAGGCTATGAAGGGCTTCGGTGGGCTATCAGGGTCAATCACCGATATCGGCAGTAATTACGCGCTCGCTGGTATGAAGGCTAAGAAATCGGGAAAAGCACAATCACAGGCGATGGGTGCAGGTGGAGCTGCAATAGCTGCTTTTGCAGAGTCTCAGGG